GTGGTAGAGCACTCGGCTGATAACCGAGCGGTCACAAGTTCAAATCTTGTCGGTTCCACTTGCCCAAACTTTATTCAAAAGTTGGGTTGAACGGAAAACTGAAAGGTAAAAGAAACCTGTCAGTATACTTATTACTATCAAACGCAAAGGCTATAGAACACAGTCTCGTTAAAGTCGAGACAGGGTAATAAGTTGAACACAGTTAGTATTCCAACGATTAGGTCCAACAAGTAAATCCAATGAGTAGAATAAAGGAGTAAGCAACGTAAGGACATCATTTGTAGTGTAACGGTAACACTCCGCCATAGCACTTGCGTTTTGGAGGCGGCAATGGGGGTTCGAATCCTCTCAAATGATATACCTACGATACGGCAGTATAGCTCAGTCTGGCAGAGCACGGGTCTCATATTCCTATGGTCGGTGGTTCAAATCCATCTACTGCCATGTGTCGTTAGCCTAGTGGTAAGGCATCGGTTTGTGGAACCGACTAGATGGGTTCAATTCCCATACGGCACCCCGCCCTTATAGCTCAGTGGTAGAGCAACTCACTAGTAATGAGTAGGTCGTTGGTTCAAATCCGACTGAGGGCTTCTGAGGTCGCCAAGTGGTAAGGCAGCGGGTTTTGGTCCCGCCATTCGTGGGTTCGAATCCTACCCTCAGAACTTGTCCTTTTAGCTCAGTGGAATAGAGCAGTAGGCTACGAACCTATGTGCGGGAGTTCAAATCTCTCAAAGGACGCTTGACAGATTCGGTTGAATCTGTTACTATATAAAACGATAGAGGGTAAGTCCCTGTTATATCCTTATGAGGTATATCACACTTACTCCATCAAACGTAGGAAGTGCAACCCCTCTCTCTGGTCCTAGTATTCTGTGTCTAGATGAAGGGAAAGGTGATTTTGTCCGCACATAGAGATCCCTCCTACCACCAAGTCGATGTGGCGGAATTGGTAGACGCGCTGGGTTTAGGTTCCAGTGAGGCAACTCGTGGGGGTTCAAGTCCTCTCATCGACACTTGACAAACTATCAAAAGTTTGTTACTATATAAAAAACAAATCCTAAAGTCTAAAAGGTAGAAGTTTATAACTTGTAGGTTCGAATCCTACTTTGGGAATTGGCAATTATAGAACCGCCACTTTATAATTGCCAAATCGGTATCTATGGAACGGCCATTCTGTAGATGCCAAACCTAGCAACTAAAGAACCGCCATTCTGAAGTTGCTATAACTTGGAAAACACAAAACACCGCCACGTTTTGTGTTTTCCTCCTGCGGAGTTAGTTCAGCGGTAGAACGCTATCCTTCCAAGTTAGATGTCGTCGGTTCGATTCCGATACTCCGCTCTTGGTAGTCCCTAGCGATTAACTAGGTAGACGCCAAAGGAAGTTAAGTCAAAGAAACGAGACAAGCAGACAATGCCCTTTGAACTGGTGTAAGTCCAGTAACTTCCTTCATTCCACAATGGCGCAGCGGTAGCGCAGATGACTGTTAATCATTTGGTCCCTGGTTCGAATCCAGGTTGTGGAGCCACGGGCGATTAACTCAGCGGTAGAGTGCCTCCTTTACACGGAGTAGGTCGGCGGTTCGAATCCGTCATCGCCCATATATAAAGTAAAAAAATATGATACACGAAAGACCTTGGGGAACTTATGAAATTCTTCTAGAAGAAGAAAATTATAAAGTTAAAAGAATCGTAGTTAATCCTTATCAGCAGTTCTCTCTACAGTATCACAATCATAGAGATGAATACTGGACTATTGTTGATGGATCTGGAAAAGTAATTATTGATGGAACTGAATACTCAACTTCTTCAAAGACTTCATATTATATACAAAAACAATCCGTTCATAGAGCATCTGCCGACAGTGATGGTCTGACCTTTATTGAAGTTCAGGTTGGTAATTGTGATGAAGACGACATAGTAAGATTGCAAGATGACTATGGAAGATAGTTGCATAAATATTTCAAAAAGAGTATAATGGAAAAACTTTATAAACTCTTAAGTGATGCTCAGTCATCACTTTTTGTTTTATTCCATAAAACCTGGGCTTTTCATTGGAATGTTGTTGGTGAAGATTTCACTCAACTTCATCAACTCTTTGGCGGTCAATATGAGACTATGTTTGAAGAGATTGATCGTCTCTCCGAGCATATGCGTTATTTGAACGTAAAACCTCTTAGTTCTCTTTCAAGAATGCTTGAGGTAACTCAAATCAAAGAAGCAGCAAGTTCAACAGGAGCAAAAGAAATGCTTCAAGAACTTCTTGATAACAATACCAAGTTTTGTGAACTGATGCAAGAGATTTCGGAAGAGTCTGAAAATCAAAAGTCATATGCTACTGCCAATCTAGTTCAAGATTTAATGGAGTCTCATGGCAAATTTGTTTGGATGTTAAGATCGCACTTACAATGAATAGGATGAAGAACAATGATTTCAATAAGATGTAAAGATTGTAATAAAGAATTAATAGGACACCCATCAAAAACAGTGACCTGTGGTTGTCCTAATATGGCAACAATTCGTGGAGATAAAGTTTCGGCAGTTGACTTATCTCGCATTGTTATGTTAAACTCATTAAAAGAAAGTTCAAAAACAAACGTACTCTCTTCTCAAGATATTGCTTGGCAAGAAGCACGTAGACAACGTAAAGTTCGTCGTTTGGATTTTGAAGTCCGTTGAGGACTTATTGGAAGGTCAATCCGATTGGCGACGGAACCGCTCTTGAAAAGCGTTGAGGTGTTAAAGCCCTTGGGAGTTCGACTCTCCCACCTTCCGTTTAGATAATTTTTGTTTAGAAAAGTTACAAATTTAACAATTTCTTCAATAGTGTTACGATATGAACACAAAAAGTTGACTGTGAAATACCTGTGATTATTATATAGTAGTATCACGGGGACGAACCGATGGATCAACACACCTACGATAATTGGGTGAAGATCAAAGCAACTTTTGAAGCTTCTGGCAACACCAATAATATGTTTTACTATAGAGCATGTGAAATTGTGAAAACCAAAAGAGATCCTCTCGCAAAGTTTCTTGGAGATGAGAAATGATGCACGAACAAGAAGAATTTATTACACGTTCTGAAGTTCAGGAGATGATCGATGCAGCAATACGACGACACAACCGTAATGCTTCTATCATTAGTATGTGCGTCGGTTGGGTGGTTCTTGCTTTATTTGCTGAGGGACTTTTGAGACTCGTTGGAGTTATTCCTCCATTACTACCATGGCTCAAAATCACTCTGAACTAATTTTTCTAGTTCCTTGGTTTGTTCTTGTGGTGATTGCACTTACAATGTTCGTGCAAGGTTGGATGATTATGAACGCTCATCATGGGTATTCAAAAAGTCCAAAGGTAAAACATCCAGAATTAAACGACGTTAAAGCAGGAGACCCTTTACTAGTGGTTAAATTCACCGAAGAAGATATCCAAGAACTATATCAAAGAGTTCTCCAACAAAAAATGGATGAACTCTTTGAAGAACCATCTACATACGAGGACGAAGAAGATGATTAAAACACTTTTTACACTATCAGTGATATATTTTTCTATGATTGGATTGTGGATTTATTGGGGACTTACTCATGCATACCCCCAGTAAACAGAGATATAATTTTGCAATGTCTGCTTTTGTAAGAATATACGGGCATTGCATTGTTAACAATATAGATATTAAACAGTTTTGCAAAGAATGGTCTACTTGGGAAGTTACTGCTCCGTTACAGGGCCTTGACGAAGTGGATCAATACATGTATTATGAATACAAGAACTGGAGAGGAAGATGATTTTCCACTTGGTTGAAATGCTAGCGGCAAATCCTTTCTTTCTTTTTCTTTGTGGATGTGGATTGACAATCATACCATTTGCTGGTATTATGTTTATACACAAAACCAAGTAACGGAATGTAGCTCAGTTTGGTAGAGCACTCGCTTTGGGAGCGAGATGTCGCAGGTTCGAATCCTGTCATTCCGACTCATAAAACTTCACTTTATGAAAATGTATCCAGAACTTTCAGATCTCCAAAAGTTTACAGTCGAAGAGTTTCAAGCAGATTTTGATAATCTAATAGAAAGAGTAGAAAATGGCGAATCATTTATCATTACTGATGGAGAAAGAAACGCAGTGATAGTTCCATACAACGAAACCATAAACTTTGAGATAGAACCTCGTGTGAATGACGAACTAATACGTATTCACACTGATCACGAAGAAGGTAGTTGACAAAGCGTTCCAGATCCGCTATTATAGATCTGGATTTAAGCGAGTGAGACTTGGTAGTCAGAGGAGTCTTATAAACTCTTTCCGCCAGATTAGCGGCTTTGAGGTGGTTCGAATCCACCCACTCGTACCTTGCTCGTTTAGCAATCTGGTGAATGCACCGATCTCATAAATCGGCATAGGTGGGATCGTTCCCCACAACGAGCATAGGACAGAAACTCTTCTGTC